CAAGCGGCCCCTCAAGAAGAAGGAACTCCTGAAAAAGGAACCAATTATAAAAAACGATATGATGATTTAAAAAAGCACTATGATCAGAAAATTGCAACCTTTAAGCAGAAAGAACAAGAACTTACAGCAGCAGCAATAGAAAGGCAACCAGCCTATGCTCCGCCTAAGACAGTTGAAGAGCTTAATGATTTTAGAGAGCAATATCCTGATCTGTATGAAACTGTGGAGACTGTAGCTTACCAACAAGGTGAACAACAGATGCAAGCTTTAAAGCACAAAATGTCTGTCCTTGAAGAAAGGGAAACAGCCGTTCAACGCAGAGAAGCTGAAGAAACTCTAAAGTCTCGTCATCCTGATTTTGATGAGATACGAGGAGATGACAGATTTCATGCATGGGCTACAGAACAGCCTGAAGCAATTCAAAGCTGGATCTATGAAAACCCTGATAATGTTTCTTTAGCTATCAAAGCTATTGATCTTTATAAAATGGAAACTGGAATCAGTTCTAAACCCAAAGCTAAAGGAAAACAGTCACAACCTAAATCTTCAGCAGCAGATTTTGTTTCTACTAAAACAACTAGTGTAGACACAAAACAGCCGAAGATTTGGACTCAACGGGAAATCTCTGCCCTTACCATGAATCAGTATGATAAATACGAAAGCGAGATTGATGACGCTGTCATGGAAGGTAGAGTAATACCATAATCTAATTTGTCTTTTAAGGAAAACATAACATGGCTTTTAACGTATCCGATGCACTATTTGAACAAAGCACAGACACCAACGGTAACTTTGGTAATTCTGTCACTGGTCAAACTAACTCATTCTTCCTCCCGAAAGTTTACTCAAAGAAGGTTCTAAACTTCTTCCGTAAATCTTCTGTTTGTGAAGCTATTACTAATACTGACTATGCAGGTGACATTACTGCGTTTGGTGATTCTGTAAAGATTATCAAAGAGCCAGTAATTACCGTAGTCAACTATGAGCGTGGTGCAGATGTAACTAAAACAGCACTTACCGATCAGGAAACTACTTTGGTTGTTGACACAGCTAACGCCTTTAAGTTTATTGTAGATGACATTGAAACTTCTATGTCTCACGTTAACTTTAAAGAAGTTGCTGCTTCATCTGCTGCTTACGCTTTGCGTGACGCATTTGACGCAGGTGTTATTGCTAAGATGATCGCTGGTGTTTCAGCTTCAAGCCCTAACCACATTCTAGGTAGCGACAATGCTACTGACCTTGCTGCTGGTACTTTTGACGGCACTGGTAACCTAGACATTGGTTTCGGTACTAACGAGCACGATCCTCTAGACCTAATGGCATACATGGCGCGTCTACTTGACGAGCAAGATGTCCCTGAAGAAGGTCGTTGGTTCTTAGCTCCACCGAGCTTTTACGAGCAGTTAGGTCAGTCAAGCTCTAAGCTTATGTCTGTTGACTTTAACGCTGGTCAAGGTTCTATCCGTAACGGTCTAGTATCTACTGGTAAGCTACGTGGCTTTGACATGTACAAGTCTAACAACATTGCTACTCCTAGCAACGCAGCGGGTCAGGTAGTTTGTGGACACATTAGTTCTACAGCTACTGCACAGACCATCACAAGCACTGAAGTCCTCCGTGACCCAGATAGCTTTGGTGACATCTGTCGCGGCTTGCACGTTTATGGTGCTAAAGTATTACGTCCTGAAGCAATGGTTTCAGCGTTCTACGGTATCGACTAAGTAAGTACTGAGAGAAGGGGGTGTAAAAGCCCCCTGATCTTTAAGGAGATATTATGCCTTTAGTAGGAAGTAACACAAAGCCTGTAATGATCAAAGGCGCGAAGAAAGGAAAAAACTTAGGAGATACAGGGAGCTGGTACAAACCTGAGAACAAAGAAAAATATGAAACAAATTGGGACGCAATCTGGGGTAAGAAAGAAAGCCCCGCAACTAAATCAAAGGCAGTATAACTAATGGCAACAACCTTCTTAGATTTAACAAATGAACTCTTGCGAGAGTTGAATGAAGTTGCGCTGACCTCTGCTACTTTTGCTGCTGCAAGAAGCGTACAACAACACGCTAAAGATGTTATCAACAGAGCTTATTTTGACATAGTTAATTCTGAACCACAGTGGCCTTTTCTAGCTGTCGCTGAAAGTGGAACTTCAGACCCCATGTACGGCAATGTATATGTAGAGACAGTAGCAGGTACACGTTGGTACGAGTTAAAACCTGCCAGCTCTAACACTACAACAGATTATAATTCTATAGATTGGGACAACTTCTTTCTCACTACTGTAGGAGTAACAGATGAAGTAGCTCCTTTTACAGCAAGTAACTTAGGCTTTACTTCTATTGACGAGTGGAAAACTTATCGCAGAGTCGCAGAAAACTTAGACGATGCAGACGCACAGCAACACGGTCAACCGACCCACGTAATACGCAGTCCAGATTCTCGAAAGTTTGGACTTAGCCCTATCCCTGATAAAAAATATCGTACATGGTTTTATGCATGGGCTGCACCTGCAAGACTATCTGCACACGGTGATACTCTTTTATTTGCTGATGTTTACTATCCTGTATTGCTTGCAAGAGCTAGATACTACATGTGGCAGTTTAAAGACAACCCGCAGTCAGCCGCTTTTGCTCTAGATGATTATAAGAAAGGACTACGCAGCATGCGTTCTAATCTTGTTGAGCCTGTGCCAACTAACATGGTAGATGACAGAATGAGGTTTGTTTAATGGCTGCTTCACAACCCTTTGGTATTTCATGTAAGGGCGGGTTAAATACTAACCTAAACCAACTTGAAATGTTAGGACAGCCGGGATTTGCCACAGAGCTTTTAAACTTTGAGGTCGATCCCGATGGCGGTTATAGACGCATAAATGGCTATTCTGCTTTTGGTAATAACCGACCCAATTCAAATACACCTGTACTAGGCTTAGCTGTCTATGCTGATGGTCTTATTGCATGTACAGGAACAGATATTTTCTTTACGCTTGAAGGAACTACATGGATACAAATTAATAAAGCAAGCGTAGCAGGCGGTGGAGATAACTTCTCTACATTCAATGGTCGATCAACACTCACAAGAACAAATCAAAAACAGTGTTCAATCGAGATTTTTGAAGGCAACGAAGAATACGGACAGGTTCTGGTATGTGATTCACAGAACAAGCCGTTCTTATTTAAAATGACAGGCTCTGGTGCATTATCAGGCCGAACTTATTTTGCAGAAGAAGTGACTGTAAGCGGAACAACTGCGCCCTCTTTCGGAGTTATTCACGACAAGCACTTTGTTACTGCGGGGTCTCCTACGGCTAAAAACACTATTTATTATAGTGCTACGTTAGACCCTTCTTCTTTTTCAGGAACTGGTTCTGGTAACATTGCTATTGATGATCAAGTAGTCGGACTTAAAAGTTTCCGAACAGACTTAATTGTCTTCTGTAAGAACAGTATCTATAAGTTAATAAACATAAACGACTCACAAAACATTGCTGTTGTGCCTATTGCTAAAAACGTAGGTTGCTTGAGCCACCACAGCATTCAAGAAATTGGTGGTGATCTGGTGTTTTTAAGTCCAGATGGTATTCGATCTATTGCAGCAACAGCCCGTATTGGTGACGTTGAGTTAGGATCAGTAAGCAGACAGATACACTCTGTAACCTCTACAATCGCTAAAGACATTGATGATTTTGTTATTACAAGTTGTGTATTGCGTAGACGCTCTCAGTATAGATTGTATTATTCTACAGTAGGTGGGCCTATTGAAAATGCTAAAGGCATTATTGGAACTTTAACTCAGAACGGTTTTGAGTGGGCTGAAACAAAAGGAATACAGTGTTCGTCTATCGTATCTGATTTTAGTTCAACCGGAGTTGAAAAACTTCATCACGGTGATAAGAACGGGTTTATTTATAATCACGATTCAGGTAACTTTTTTACAGCCGAAGCGTCTGCATTTAACATTGAAGCTAAATATACTACACCGTTTTTAGACTTTGGAGATGTTGGAACTAGAAAGACTATGAAGTACTTAAAACTTTCTGTTTCTCCTGAAGGCGTACTTGCTCCTACACTTAGAACTCAATATGACTTTGTAGACGTTGATGTTTCACAGCCTGCGGATATAGTATTACTAGGTATTCCTCTCCCTCCTATTTTTGGAACTGCTGTTTTTGCAAGTGCTATTTTTGAAGGCACTAATGATCCAATGTCTCGACAAGTTCTTGAAGGTAGTGGACACACTGTCAGTTTCCAAATTAGAACAGAGGATCAAAATCCTCCTTACTCAATAAATGGTTTATATATAAATTACGTGCCATCAGGCAGGAGATAAAAAATGGCAGGATCAAATTATACACGACAAAGCAGTTTTGATGATGGCGATGTAGTAACGGCGGCATTATTTAACGATGAGTACAATAAACTCTTAAATGCTTTTGTCTATGCTTCTACAGGAACCACTGGACACCAACATGATGGTGGAGCTGGTGAAGGTGGAAACATTGAAATTATTGGTGATCAAGATTTTTTAAATAAAATTTTAGTTGACAGCACTAACAACCGCTGGGGCTTCTATGTTCAAGTAAGCAGCGGAACCGTGGAGCAGATACGCATTCAAGACGGTGCAATTGTACCTGTAACAGATAATGATATTGATCTGGGTACAAGCTCACTACAGTTTAAAGATGCATTCATTAATGGCACACTGGAAGCTGATGCAATAACAATAGCTGGTATTACGCTTTCAGAAACTATTGCAGATACTGTAGGCGCAATGGTATCAAGCAACACTGAAACAGGTATCACAGTATCTTATCAAGACGCTGACAATACCTTAGACTTTGCAATCGGCACACTAAATCAAAGCACTACAGGAAACGCTGCAACAGCTACTGCGCTTGAAACAGCTAGAACTATCGGTGGAACTTCTTTTGACGGCACTGCAAACATAGCGGTTGCTTTATCTGCAACATCTACTGCGCTCGCTACAGCCCGAACAATCCACGGAGTATCATTTGACGGCACAGCTAACATTGACTTAGCTGAAGTCATTTCAGACACCGTAGGCGCAATGTTTAGCAGCAACACTGAAACAGGCATAACTGTAACCTATCAAGATGCTGACAACACTCTTGACTTAGTAGTTTCTGGATCAGCAGATACATCAGGTAATGCAGCAACTGCTACAGCACTTGAAACTGCTAGAACAATTGGTGGTACTTCATTTGATGGATCAGCTAATATAGCAGTAGCTTTAGCAGCAACAGCTACTACACTTGCTACTGCAAGAACTATCCACGGTGTTTCATTTAACGGATCAGCTAATATTGATTTAAGCGAAGTTATTTCTGATACTGTGGGTGCAATGTTTAGTAGCAATACTGAAACTGGTATTGCCGCTACATATCAAGACGGTGATAACACAATTGATTTAGTTATTGGTAATGATGTTATTGTGCAGTCAATGATTGCTGATGATGCTATTGATTCTCAACATTATGTAGATGGTTCTATAGATACAGCACACATAGCTGATGATCAAATAACGGTTGCTAAGATTGCAGACAATGCAATTGTAACGGCAGGTATAGCAGACGATGCAGTAACTCTTGCTAAGATGGCAGCAAACAGTGTGGACAGCGATCAGTACGTTGATGGCAGCATAGATTTAGCGCACATGTCTGTAAACAGTATAGACAGTGATCAGTATGTTAATGGTAGCATAGATTTAGCGCATATGTCTGCAAACAGTGTGGACAGCGATCAGTATGTTAACGGCTCTATTGACTTAGCGCATATGTCTGCAAACAGTATAGACAGCGATCAATACGTTGACGGCTCTATTGACGCTGCTCACATTGCAGATGGCGCTGTAGGTACGGATGCTCTAACAGCTACTATAGCCGCAGGTATTCCCACAGCTACAGTTGGCAGCAACGCTAACGCAACAGCTAACACGCATCATTTTGTTGGTACTGCTGGAGTAACGCTAACGCTTCCAACTCCTACAGTTGGTATGCGAGTTTTTATAACTGTAGGTAACTTTGTAAACACCGTGGTTGGTCGCAATAGCAGCACCATTGCAGGACAATCTTCAAACTTAACAATTGATGTAGCTAACATGAGCATTAGTCTTATTGGCATATCAACTTCAGCATGGGTATTTATCTAATGAGTAATTTAACAGATTTAATTTCAGCAGGTGGCGGTGGCGGTGGAGGTGTTCTTCAAGAGATTGTTTTAGATAAATCTCAAACATTTGTACCCCCAAAAAATGGAACAGTTAGCATTATAGTAATTGGCGGTGGTGGAGCTGGCGGTAGATGTAAAGGTGCTGGCTTTGCTGGCGGTGGTGGCGCTGGAGGCTATTGCGAGTTTACAGGTCTAGAGGTAACTACTGATGGTAGTTTTACAGTGACCGTTGGTGCTGGTGGGCTTACCCCTTTCAATAGTTCGAGTTCAACAGGTGTGGCTGGCGGTAACTCAACTGTTGCAGGTACTAACCTATCCGCTACATTAACCGCTAACGGTGGTACTGGTGGCGCTGAAGCCGGAAGTTCTGACTCAGCTAGAGCCGGGGCAGCAGGTGGTGCGGCAAGCAACGGAACATATAATTTTACTGGCGGTACTGGCGGCTCTATAGCGGCAAATGATTCTATGGGTAGTGGTAAAAAAGTTGCTACGGGCGGTGGCGCTGTTGCAATTCAAGGTGTCGGGTATCGTGGTGGTAGTATTGAAGGCGATGGACAGAACAACGACATAGCTACTGGTGGTGCAGGTATCGGAGGCGAAGGCTCTTCTAAGTATGGCTCGTATAATTATACAAGTGGCGGCACTGGTGGTGGGGGCGCGTGTCATGAAGGCACTCGGATAATACGGGTGAATATGTTCACTGCGGAAGGTAGTATGGGCGATTCGAACATAAATATAGCTGGTAATTCAACGTTCGGAAGCCTTACAGGTGTAAATGCTGCTAGAGGTGGGTGTGCCGGTGATGCTAACGCAGATGGTGCTAATGGTGGCGGAGTGACAGCAGCGGACAACAACGTAGACTCTAGATTCACCCGAAACTGGGCAGATAGTATGGGCGCTGGCGGTGGCGGTTGCAAAACTAACGACCGTAATAAAGTTTCTGGTAATGGCGGTGCTTTTGCTGGAGGCGGTGCCTTGGTTGGTACGACTAATGATGTAAGTTTTTTCCCCAACGGCAACGGAGGCATTGGAGGCGGTGGCGGTGGGTGTTTAAAAGTGGAGAACCAAAATTTCCGTGGCAGTAACGGCGGTCAAGGTATGGTCTTTATTCACTACACAGCTTTCGCATAAGGAGAATCTCATGCAAATATTTGAAATTTTAAACTCTGATGGCGATGTTATTAACCGAATCGTAGCCGATGCGTCTTTTGTTGAAGCGCAGTACAGTGAAGGCGAGTATCGCCCGAAAGCTGAGGAAACATTCTCTGATGAACTAATTGCAGAAGCCATTGCATTTAGAGAGCGTAACTGGCGAGACTCAGAACTGTTAGCTACAGACTTCATAGTCCCTGTGGCAGATCACCCACAACGTGCAGCTTACATGACTTACCGTACAGCCTTACGTAACTGGCCTGCTAGTGATGACTTCCCTGCAACTCGGCCAACTTTAGGTAGCTAAAAATGATTGCTGAAATCAGTTTAGTAGTAGGGGCTTTAAAAACCCTTAACGCTGGAATAAAGACTGTCAAGGAATCAGGCAACCACCTGTCAGACATTGCTGGTATCTTTACTACGCTTACTGAAAGTAAAGCTGCTGTAGAGTCTATTGAAGAAGCTGCAAAAACTGGAGACCACGTTTTAACTCAGGAAGAAGCTCTTGAGTTAGCGTGGGCTAAGAATGCTATACGAGAGCGTGAGAAGGAACTAAAGAAAATTACGCCACGAGAAGTGTGGAGAGACATGCTGGCTATACAGTACAAGAGTCTTTCAGAGCACAAAGCTAAAGTAGCAAAAGAAAGGAAAGCAACGGCAAAAAAGAAGCAAGCTTTTACATCTATAATAGAAACTTTTTTCTTTGCTATAGGGCTTGCAATTTTGACATTTGCCTTCATATACTACTTTGACTTGCTGTAATGAGTAACTTTGATCCTAAAAATCCTGATGACTGGAAAGGGCTTGCTTTAGTACTAGTTGTTTTTGGAATAATTTTTCTTTTACAACTCAACTCTACGGAGAATCTTTAATGACTGAAGAAAGCAAACAAGCTGTAGATGTGTTCGCGGCATCAACTGGGCTTTTATCTTTAGCAACGTGGTTGCCCCCTCTAGCTAGTCTGTTTACGATAGTCTGGTTAGGTATTAGAATATATGAAACGGATACTGTCAAGTCAATTATTATGTGGAAGAAAAAATAATGAGCAAAAAAAATACTAAAAAATCTTTGGAAGATTTAAAAACTAAACGTCAGAAATACAATGTTGGCGGTATTACGGATGGGTCTGAAGAGTATTTACGCCAACAATTGCAAGATAAGAAAGATAAAGAAGATAAAGATAAACGTGATAACGCTGTAGATACTAGAGAGCCTACTACAAATGTTGCCTCTAGAGTAACAAGAACAGGCATACCTGATGATGCTCCAGTAGGCATTGAGCAACGGAGACCTGATACAACTGCTCAGTCTTTTACTACAGAGTTTGATGCTAAAGAAGGCGTTAAAGGTTCCTCAGTATTAGACGCAAACGCTCTTTACGGTTTTAAAAGAGAACTAGATAACTCACAGCTTGATCCAAAACGAAGAGCAGCTATCTTAGCTCAGATGGAGTCACAAGGCCAGAGTGTTGATGTTCAAAAGCTTACTGGAACTGGCACAGGAGCATCCTCTGGTACAGTAGCAGCAGCTAAAATGGGAGCAGCAGCACAAGCGAATGTATCAAAAGGAAAGCTCCAAAAAGAGTTTAAAGGGGCTACCTATACCGCAGCTAAAGCAGGAGACCTTGCTGCAACAACCGCGCAAACAGGAGCAGTAACTCGCGTTGCAGATGCTGAAGGCGCTACAATGACTGAACGCGCTAGAGCAGCAGACAGGAATGTAGGACAAGAGCAGCTTGCACTACAAGACAATGCTCGCAATTTAATAGCTTCTCAAACTTCTTATGTAGACAAAGTAACAGGCGAAACAATTAGCATCACAGCTACTCCTGAAGCAGAAGCAGCTACACGCGAAGCAATTACAGGTACAAAAGCAGACGATAAGAACGCTACAGAAATTATAAACACTGTAGGCTTTGAAGCCGCACAGCGTAGAACAGTTACAGGTACAGCAGCAAAAGGCACAGCAGCAAATATGTTAGCAATTGTAGGTGAGTTACCACCAGCAATTACAGCAGCTATCGTTGAAGACCCTGCAACTGTAACAGCTCAAATAGACTCAGAGACTGTTGAAGTAAGAGCAGCAATTGCAGCACTACCTACAGAAGCTTTAGTATCTTCACAGATGGAAAGCCTGTTAGGCGGCATGGAAGATGGTGAGGTTCCAATGTGGGCCAGACCAGCCGTTGCAGCCGTAAATGATATGATGGTTCGTAGAGGTTTGTCAGCATCATCTGTAGGTCGAGATGCGTTGTTTAACTCTATTATTCAGTCTGCAATGCCGATGGCTCAGAGCAATGCTCAAGCCCTTCAATCTACAGCAGCTCAAAATCTAGGCAATCAACAACAAGCTAATCTTGCACAAGCTACACAGAGCATGCAACTGCGACTAGCTAACTTAGCTAACGAGCAAACTTCAGAGTCTCAGACAGCTCAAATGTCTCAGCAGTTAAAAACAATGCAAAGTCAGTTTACACAAGATGCTGTAATGACTACTGCACAGCAGCAACAGCAGACACTGACCCAGAACTTAGCTAACCGTCAGCAAGCTGCACAAACAAATGCACAGAATGCTCAAGCAATAACTGCCCAGAACTTAGGTAACGAGCAGCAAATTGAACTAGCTAACATGCAGTACATGAATGCTACTGAAACTGAGAACATGTCAGCAGTACAGCAAGAGCGCATGGCTGAGATGCAAGTGGCAGCAGACTTCTTAGGAAAGAATGCTGGCTTTAAACAACAGATGGACTTAGCTAACCTCGGCAACGACCAGCAGATGCGACTAGCTAATCTTTCTGCATTGAATCAAGCTGATTCAGAAAGCATGAGCGCAGAGCAGCAGACAGAACTTGCTAACCTAAACACTAAGATGCAAACAAACTTGACGCAAGCTAAGATTGCAGAGCAGATGGGTGTTGCACAGTTAAACGTAGATCAACAAAGAGCAGTTACAAATGCTTCAGTGAATGCAAACATAGACCTGACTAAGTTTAGTGCTGATCAACAGGTTGAGTTGACTAACAGTAAGTTTATGCAAACAATGGTTTTAACAGACTTTAATGCTGAGCAACAAGCAGCAATGCAGAACGCTACCTCACTAGCTTCAATGGACATGGCAAATGCAGATCAACGTACAAAGTTATCAATTACAAATGCTCAGAACTTTTTGTCAATGGACATGGCTAATCTTAGCAACCGTCAACAGGCCGTTGTATTGGATCAACAGATGGCGCAACAAAGATTGTTGTCAGATCAATCAGCAGAAAATGCATCTAAACAATTTAATGCTACTTCAGAAAACCAGACTAATCAATTCATGGCTGGTTTAAATCAACAGATGGTGCAGTTTAACACTCAACAAACAAACTCAATGGCGCAGTATAACAATTCAGAAATTAATAAACAAAAAGCTATTGACGCTGGTAATCAACAACAAGCTAACATGCTACAAGCTCAAATGGACACAGAGGTATCTAAGTTTAATGAGACAACAGATAATCAACGAGAACAATGGAATGCAGCAAACGCGCAAGCTGTGGAGCAGTCTAACATACAGTGGCGTAGGTCAGCTAATACTGCTGAAACAGCAGCTACTAATGCAGCTAACCAACAGAATGTTCAAAATGCTTACAACTTAACAGCTCAAGATCAAACACAAGTATGGCAGCAACTGCGAGATGAAGCTCAATATATACGAAGTGCTTATGAGAACGAAGAACAACGAGTAGCTCAGCTTTACTCTACAGCGCTTTCAAATGAAAAACTTACGTCAGGCTCTAAATTTAACACTACGTTGTTTAATGCTATTAATGGCGTAACAGGAGGAAATACATAATGTCACTATTTAAAAGCGTTAGAAAAGGAATTAAGAAAACTTTTAAATCTATAGGTAAAGGGATCAAAAAAGCCTTTAAAGAATTTGGCAAGTTTATGGGCAAGATAGGTGTGCTAGGTCAAGTAGCAATGATGTTTATTCTTCCCGGAATTGGAGGAGCTTTAGCTAAAGGATGGGGAGCTATTGCGGGTCAGACGGCTGCACAAGCAACCGCAGCAGCAGCAGGAACGGCAGCAGGAACAACAGCTACCGCAAATGCAGTGGCAGCGGGATCAACAAAAGCAGCAGCAGCAGCAGCGGGAGCAACAAAAGCAGCAGCCGTTAAAGCCTCTACAACAGCAGCTATAAAAGCTGGCACACAAGTCGCTACCGAAGCAGCTACAGGTTTAATGGCTAAAGGTGCTATTTCACAAGGCGTGGGAACAGTGATGAACTTTGTAGGCAAAGTAGTCTCTACCCCTTTCAATGTTGTTAACAATTTAACAAGTGGAATTACTAACACGCTTTCAAACTTTGCACAGACTGCAAGTAACAAAATGTTTGGTACTCAGTTTGCAGGCGGTAGTGGTACTTTCTTTGGCCCCGGTGATTCTGCATGGGCAAAAAGCACTACTCAGTTTTCTAGTAGAATGGCAAACATAACAGAAAGCTCTGGTTTCTTTGATAAGTTTGATAAAGTAGCATCTGAAATTCCTACAGAAAATATTGTATCTGAAGTAACTGTAAATGGAAATTCAACTGGCTATAGCCCAGACAAATTTCAAAATGCTTCTCCAGCTACAAATCCACTTACAGACAAGCCTTACAATTTAAGCAACCGTAATATAGACCTTAACACACTAGAAGTTCCTACAGAAAAAACAGGCTTTTTTGACAATCCTGTAAAGGCAACAACAGATTATCTGTCTTCTCTTGCTGACGAAGCTAAACTTAAAGTAACAAATGCTGTTTCCAAAGAAAATATAATAAATAATGTAGTGACTAAACCAATAGACAGTCTTATGGGTGGCCCACAGCAATATGTAGATACTAAGTTAGCTGAAGCTATTTCACCTGAAGAAGAGTTCTTCCGTTCTGGTACTGTAGCACAACAAGCTCAAATGACAACTGAGTTTGGTGGCATGGACATTAATGATCAAAGGTTTGTAACGCCTTCAGGAAACTTTGGAGCAGGAGCAATTAATAACCTGTATCAAGTTCCTGTTTGGAAACAACCAGCAGGAGGTGGCTTCTAATGAGTTTTCAAGAAGAACTATCAAAACAACAAGCATCATTATCTCGTCCCATTCCGGGCCAGTCATTAACAAATGATCCTGAGAATCCAGCTCCTTATGAGCAGCCGCCTGAGTTTGTAAACCCTCAGTTAGCTTTAGAGACTATCTGGGAAAAGTTTATTTCTAAAGATGTGTACCCACAGCTAATAGAAACAATTGCAGACGGCACACCGCTGATGGACTTAACGCAGGTTATTTTATATCACGGTTTATCTGAAGGTAAGTGGAACCCTGATTTAATGCTTCTTCTCATTGAGCCTGTTACTTATATGTTAATGGCTTTAGCAGAGCGTCAAGATATTCCAATGACAATTTACTCAAGTGAAGCTGATGATGACGTTGAAGAAGAAGCAGTACTAGGAACTAAGTTAACTGAAGACAAGCTTAAAAGATTTCAGCAGTCTAAAGAATCTGGTACTGTACCTGAAGGAATATTAAACGCAGAAATGAAACAAGAGTTGAAGGAACTTCCACAACTAGATAGTTTACTCTCTCGTTCTGAAGCGCCTCAACAACAAACAGACAGTTCAATGTCTAAAACTGCGGGAGCATAGAAATGGCAATAAGAGAAGTAGGCTCATCTTTATTACAAAGAGCTGGTGATGTTCAAAGAGATAATGCCAGAACAAACAGAAGAAGAGAAAGAAAAGACACGCTAGTTAATTGGGGTCTTAAAAATTTATTAGAGCTAGGCACATCAGCAGGCAAGGCTATTATAGCTAATAAAAATGAAGATTTCTTAAATACCATAGAAGGCTTTCACGGAGACAATGCAGCTTTTAAAGCTAATGTTAGCGAAGCAGAAAGCCGTATAGGTGTAATGAACGGAGCTAGAGCAGGGGGGAAAGGAGTATCGCAGTACTTTCAAGATCAAGCAACGCTAGATGTTGCAAGTCTTCCGGGCTATGCGAAGGCACAGACAATGTATTCAGGCGAAAAATGGAAATCTTATGTCAATGAACAAACATTTAGTCTTGCAAAGAAGTATGAAACTGCTGCAACAGACAATGAAAAAGAGGCTCTTGAGTTTTTAGGGCGGATAAAAGCAGAAGATAAAAGTCAAGGTTACAGAAATGAGATGCTAAAAGGCAGAGCAACTAACTTAACAGAAATGTTTACTATGCCAATAGTTAATTTCTTTTCAGGAAACAATGAAGGAAGCCCACAGAACATTGATGAAGAAACAGAGATAGCTGCAATATCTGCTACCGGAAGCATTGGTAGTGGGCAGGTAAAGAAAAGCGACATGTCTATACTTAAAGAATCAACTTCGCTTGATTTTTCAACAAGACTAGAAATCCTTAAAGAGCTAAATAGCAATGCAACAAAATCATTTGGCGCAAATACTTTAGCAGCGAAAAATTTTGCTCTCGCTCCTCCTGTAGTAGGCTCACCAATAGATGTAAAAACAATCGATGTAAATGGCGATCCACAAACTATAACAGCAATATCAGTAACTCAAGGAGGTGTTACAACATGGAGAGACCTAGCTGGAAACAGCATTACTAATGCCGTAGTAAGTAGGGATATTGATAAGGTTGTTTCTGGCCTTACAGACGCGAGGGTAGGACAAACTCAAGCAAGAGTATTATCTCTATATACAACAGATCAAAGAGACCTCATGAGTGACTATATGAACGCTATAGTACCAGAAAACCCATCAGATAAACAAATAGCAATCGCACAAAAATCTATTTTTGGAAAAATGCATGTTACAGCTAGAACTTTAACTAATAGATTTGGTATTCCTTCTATACAAGCTACACAGATAGCAGCAGAAGCGCACTACTTTGATGTTACAGAAAACATGTTTACTAAAAGCGGAAGTATTCCGTTTTTTCCGACAGAGGAATTTAGTTCATACGGTTCAGTACTTAATAATAGTGA